CTACAATACCTCCATCTCCTACTGATGTTGAACCTGAAGCTAATGATATAAATCTATCTTTAATTTCTAAATTAGTTGTATTAGTAAAAGATGCTGTTCCTGCTACAACTAAATCTCCATCTATTTGTACATCTGCAAATTGTACATTTGAATTTGTTTTAACAGCTTGATCCATGCCGTATAATTCATTTGCACCTTGACCTGTATTAACTGTTGTAAATGTAACTGCATCTGATGATCTTACATTTTGGTTCATTGCATATAACTCATTTGCACCTTGACCTGTGTTTAAAGTTGCTGCAGCTAATGCTCCAGCAATAACTCCTGTAGCTCCTTTAAGTGCAGCTGAAGCTGTTATGTCTCCTGCTGCATGTATGTGTCCACTTGCGGAGAAGTTTGGAGCTATTACTAAACCTTTACTTGGGTTGTATGTTAAATGACCATCGGCTTCTAAACCTCTGTTAGAGCCACCACCACCAGCACCTTCAATAAAAGTTATTTGATTATGTTCGTTTGTATCTTCGTTGTCAGTTATTAATACGTGAGCTGCATTTGTTGAATTTGTAACTGTAACACCTGCAATAACTGTATTTAAAGCAGTTCCATTTACTGTTATTGCATCTGCTTCTAATGTTCCATCTATGTCAGCATTTCCTGAGATATCTAAACTTGATGCTTCAATTTCTCCAGAAGATTTGAATATTACATTATCAGCATTTCCAACTCTAAAAATAATTTGATCATTTGTACTGAATTTAATTTGATCTGTGGAATCTCTACCTACAACTAAAGATGTGTTTAGTATACTTGTAGGTGAAAAAGTACCTGCTGTTAAAGTTCCTGTAATCTCAGCATCACCTCCAACTGTTAAATCATCCGCTATCGAAGCATCATCAGTTGAATGTAAATGTTCTGCTTTAACTGTTGCTGAGGATGTTATGTCTCCTACTGCGTGTATGTGTCCACTTGCTGAGAAATTTGGAGCTATTACTAAACCCTTACTTGGATTATACAATAAATCTCCATCAGCTTCTAAACCTCTATTAGCACCTCCCCCTCCAGCACCTTCAATGAATGTAATTTGATTATTTTCATTTGTACTTTCGTTATCAGTTATTAATACATGAGCAGCATTAGTAGCATTGGTTACAGTAACTCCAGCAATAACTGTGTTTAAAGCAGTTCCACCTACTGTTATTGCATCTGCTTCCATAGTACCATCAACATCAATACTTCCAGCTAAGTCAATATCTCCATTAACTGTTAAATCATCTGTTATAAGAGCATCATCTGTTATTATTAAACCTTCTCCTTTAAATATTCCTGAAGCTGTTATATCTCCTGCTGCGTGTATGTGTCCACTTGCGGAGAAGTTTGGGGCTATTACTAATCCTTTGCTTGGGTTGTAAGTTAAATGGCCGTCAGCTTCTAAACCTCTATTCGCAGTCCCACCTGCAGCACCTTCAATAAAAGTTATTTGGTTATGTTCGTTAGTACTTTCGTTATCTGTTATTAATACGTGAGCTGCGTTTGTTGAGTTAGTTACAGTAACACCTGCAATTACAGTATTTAAAGCTGTTCCACCTACTGTTATTGCGTCTGCTTCTAAAGTACCGTCAAAGTCACCGTCTACTGCATCTATATTACCCTTAAATATTGTAGCTGTTATTGTACCAGTAGAAGGATTATAAGTTGCAGTACCATCTGCTTCAAGACCTAAATTACCACCATCAATATCACCACCTGCAGTAAATACAAGAGCATTTTCTTCATTAGAATTTTCATTATCAGTAATAGTTACAGTTGTAGCAACTGCAGCTGTTGTTGCGTTTGTAACTGTTACCCCTGCAATAACCGTGTTTAAAGCTGTTCCATTTACTGTTATTGCGTCTGCTTCTAATGTTCCGTCTATATCTGCATTACCTGATATATCTAAGCTAGTAGCTTCAATTTCACCAGAACCTTTAAAAATAACTCCATCACCACCATCAACTCTAAATATTATCTGATTGTTAGTGCTAAATTTAATTTGGTCAGTGCTGTCTCTACCAACAACTAAAGATGTGTTTAATAAGCTTGATGGTGAAAAAGTACCTGCTGTTAAAGTTCCTGTAATCTCAGCATCACCCCCTACTGTTAAGTCGTCTGCTATTGAGGCATCGTCTGTTGAAATTAAGTGTTCTGCTTTAACTGTTGCTGAGGATGTAATATCACCTACTACGTGTGCGTGTCCACTTGCTGTTACGTCTCCCGTTAGGAATAGATTTTTGAATTTTTTAGTTGCAGAACCTAAATCTACGTCGTTAGTTGTAGTTGGAGTTATAGCTCCATCCGTTAAAATAAATTGTTCTGTTGATCCAATTTTAAAAGATATACCAGTGTCTGCTACTAATTCTAAATGTCCGTCAGCGTCTGAGTTAATGTATATTGCAGTGTCTCTAAATTGAATTTTATTATTAGTTGCCATAGTTAAGGCTGCGGCTACATTTACTGCCCCATCTATATCTACAACGTCTAAATTTGCTGTTCCATTAACGTCAATACTACCATCTAAATCTATGTCTCCACCAACTATTAAATCATCTGTTATTTGAGCATCATCTGTTGAAAATAAATGTTCTGCTTTAACTATACCACTCGCTGTAATGTGTCCTGATATGAATGTTTCGTTTGCTAATTGTGCAATAGATCCGGAGACTACTACCTTTTTCCATTCTGCCATATTATTGTTTATTTAAGGAATTTTCCTTTATTATTATTTAATTATACATATATAAGTTAAGAAAGACCAACGTAAAAATTAGAGGAAGAATATACTAGCCCCCCTGTAATTGCAGTGGGGAGTGTATCTAATGCTCCAAATTTTAATACTCCTTCATGATTAACTTTTAATTTTTCATCTTCACCATTACTGTCAGCTATTTTTATAATAAAGGGTGAAACTTCATTACTTCTGTCTGTAGATCCTAAAGTTATAATTTTTTGACCAAAATAACCTCTAGTTCCTATTATATTTCCTGATGCTGTTATATCACCTACTATACTTAATTCTCCACTTGCACTTATATCTCCTATTACATGAAGTTCTGCTTTTGGTGATTTTGTTCCTATACCAATATTACTAAAATATCCATCTCCACTTGCACTAATATTTCCTGAAGCGGTAATGTGGGATAATGTTTGGATTCTTCCACTTGCTGTTATAAATCCTGATGCAACTATATTTCCACTTGCACTAACATTTCCGTGTACTATAGATCCTGAACTTAATATATTACCCGAAGCTGTAATGTCTGTAAAAATATTAGAACCTACATTTGTTAGTTGAGAACCATCACCTATAAAACCTCCTGTAGATGTTATTGTTCCACTTGCACTTATATTACCTGAGGCAGTTACATGTACAAAATTAGCTAAGTTTTTTACATTATTACCTGAACCAGAACCATAATAAAATAGACCACTATCTATATTGATAGCTACTTCTCCTTGTGTTAAAGAAGATGGGATTGCTGATCCTGTTCCTGTTCTTAATTGTATTGTACTAGCCATATGGTATAAATATATTTTTTAAAAAGTTCCCCCGTTTATTGTTCCATTAATACTACTTACTGTTAAATTTCCACTTGCACTAATACTACCCGTAAAGGTGTGATTATCATCTACTGTGTCTCCAAAAACTGTAGATCCTGAAGATATGTTGATTATACTTTCACTTACAACATAAGTTTGAGCAATAAGAGAGCCTGAAATTATTACATTGTTACCATTGAAAGATATTGGGAGTAAACTACCTGTTCCGTCGGCTAGACTATTTCCGTCTGTTTGGACAACTTTTTGGTAAGTGTCCTCTATATTTTGTCCTGTTAAGTCGTTTAACGCCATTTATAACCATTTTTATTTCTTTTTTTCAAGAACTTTTAATATGCCCCCTATTATTTTACTTGCATCTTCTACGGGATTTTCTTGTAAATATGTTGCTACTACATTATTTAACGCGTTACGTTTATAGAAAATATTATTTACGTTTATATCTTCTTTTATTAAAAGTTTAAATAAGTTCATAACGTGTTCTTTTTCAGTGATTGTTGGTTTTTCTTCTTTTACTTTCACGTTTACTTTAGTTTCAACAATAGGTTTTTTAGTTGTTTGTGTTTTAACTTCAACCGTTACTTTTTTACTTGCATCTACTTCAAAATCACTTTCCCATGGTGTAAAAAATGTATCTTCAGCTATAACTTCTAAACGAATATTACCTTTAGTATCTTCGTCTATAAGACCCTTTAATTTTCTAATAGGAATTTCACATTTACCTCCTTTAGATATACTTCCATTAAATAATAATGAATATTCGGGGGTTTCTACTACTAATCTTGCTTTTGATTTTTTTAAACTTGCTCCTTGTAATGATATACTACATTCAAAAAGTTCAGTTTTGTCTGTAAATAGTTTGTACATATTATGGTTTATATATAAATATTAAATAGATATGCCCTCAGCGATCATTTTCACGCCTAATACTTCTTTTACTACTATTTTAATATCTTTAGCTGTTATTTTATATTGTTTAATTTCTTTTTGTTTAGATTCTGTTATTGTATTACCGTGGACTTTTAAGACTAATTTTATTAATTTCTTTTTATCTTTTTGTTCCCATGTGTTCCAATCTTCTCCTGCTGCTGCTCTTCTTGCTAATTTAACATCATCCCATGTAAATTTATTTGAGTCTAATGAAAATTTAGCTTGATCCCATGTAATTTCTCCTGCCATATATTAATATTTAAAATTTTCCTCCATTTATTGTCCCCATAAAACCAGAAGCTGTCATATCTCCACTTGCACTTATATTACCTGAGGCTGTTATATGACCATTTGATTGACTTGCATGTATATTTCCTAATACAGTAAGTTTTGATAGTGGTGAATTAGTTCCTATACCAACTCTACCTGGTGTTGATGCATCTGTAAATAATAAATTAGCATCATCTTCTCCTTCTATTCTAACATCTAAATCTTGTGAAGATTCATTAAAAGTTATTTCATCTACATCACCTTCAGAAAAGTCTAACATATTCATACCACCGACTGTGATATTTATATCATCATTGGTAAACGATATTTTAGTATCGGAGTCATTCTTATGAATAAGATTACCCCCTAATGTTATATTACCATCTACTGTTATATTAGTACCTAAACTAGTTGCAGTTATACCTGTTAAACTACTACCATCCCCATGAAATTGACTTGCACTTATTATACCACTTGCACTTATATTACCTGAAGCCGTTATATGACCATTAAAAGTTTGAGAATCCGTTATAGCATCCCCAAATATATTAGACCCATATGTTTGTACTATAGAAGAAGTTACTATTGATGATGTAATACTAGTAACATTTAAACTTGTTGCTGAAATATCACCTGTTACTATTATAGATCCTGTTAATTGATGAACACCTACACTATTATTTCTTAATACCATTACAGGAGATGCTCCTGCTTCTTTACCTGCAACACTAAAAATCAAGTCTGATGCTACACCATCACTATCTGAAAATGTTACTTTTGATTTAATAGTTGCTTGTTCTCCTCCTACTCTTGGGTTAAAATCACCTGCAGATCCTGATTCTGCTATCCACCTAATAGCTCCTATTGTATCTCCTACTTGAGGAGGAGCAATAAAACCTAATGATTCAGCTTTTTCTAGTAATTTTGCTTGTTCATTCTCAGGTAAATCATTAAAAGTATTTTGTGCTTGTGTATCATTACCAGCAAATTCTGCTCCTGTAAGTACACTATATATGGCTGCTGTTATTGTAACTCCTCTAGAATAATTTAAAATAAATTCACTACCTGTAGCTGCTGTTCCTGCTGTTTTATCAAAACTTTCAATATTACCTTCGGGGTTAATTCTTAAACCTTGTCTAGTTGCTAGTTTTTGAATTTGAAATTCATTTGCTCTAATATCTACATCTGTTATAGGATCTGTTGTGTTCATTCCTAATCGACCTGAACTCGACATATATAGTTTTGCGTCTCCTGAACCTGTTATTACTCCACTTGTTTTATCTGTTGGATCTAAAATTAACCCTATTGAAGATGATTCTGGAATAGGAAATCCTTCAAAAAATTCTTGATTTAAAAAACCAGATCCTTCTTGAACTAAATTATGGTCAAATGCTTGACTTCCACTTCCCCCTCCTACCATAAGAGAAGTACCTACTTGCATACCATCTATTTGAACTTCTGTTCCTGAAAAATCAGGAGTTGCTACGGATCCACTATTTAAACTAGTAATAGTAAAAAATCCTGAAGAACTTAATAAATAATCATTAGGTAATGTGTAAGTTGGAGCACTTCTAATTCTAAAAGAACTACCAATAGTCATATTTTCTCCTAAAGAAGAAGATGGTTGAAAAGTACTACCATCATCTACTAAAGTAGCTTTAAAAGTTCTATTATGTCCTACAGAAGCAGTTAATGCTCTTACTGTTTTATATGCTACTGTAAAAGAATCATCATCATTTAATAAAGGTATATCTATAAAAGATATATTAGTTCCTATTCCTCCTAATAAATGATCTAAAGTTGATTCTGAAGAGGAAACAATTCTATCTGTAGGGAGTTTTGAACCTGAATAATATCTTAATATTAATTTAGTATCGTTTTGAAGATTTTCTTTATTTGAACTACCACTAGTAATAGTAATAGTAGCATTAGCGTTTACAGAAGTTAATTTTGTTAATCTATTATTAAAATTAGCAGAACATGTTATTGCAATTATTTGATTTACAGAAGCCGATATAGCTGTTGATGAGTCAGATATAGCTCCAGATCTAAATAGATAAGCACTACCTGATATTACTTGATATTTGTCTTCTCTTAACCCGTAATCAATGGCCATATTGTGGGGTTATTATAATATTACAAAATTAAGAGTAGCTGTACCTGAAAAAGCACTAGTTGATACATTATTTATTTTAAACTTAAAACTACCATTATTTATTTTATAAGTATCTATTGTTAGGTCTGCATTTTGTGCCGATGCTAATACTATAGAACTAATTTTACATGCACTATTACTTACAGTAAATTCTACTGATTTTGGATCTTCGACAGTATCAGTTACACCTTCAATTTCAGGAATATTTGCTATTTGTATAGTGGAATTAAAAGTATTAAATGTAATAGTTTGTCCTTCTTCATAAGTAACACTTGCTGCTGTTGTTTTTGATAATGTAACTGAATCAAAAGTAACAGCTGAAGTTGTTGTAACATTTTGATTCATATCATATAATTCATTAGCACCTTGTCCTGTATTAACTGTAGTAAATACAACTGCATCTGTAGTTCTAATATTTTGATCCATTAAATGAATTTCAGTAGCTCCTTGACCTGTATCTATAGTAGTAAATACTCCAGGTCCTGTAGATGTAATTCCTGTTGAAGTTACAGGTCCTATAATACCTCCAGTTGCTGTAACAGTTCCACTTGCCGTTATATTACCTCCTAATAAATTAATTTCTGATCCTCCTACTATTAAACCTGAACAAGAAATGTGTCCACTTGCACTAATAATACTTGCTGTTACTGGTGATTGGAATACTGTTTGATCTCTAACAGTTATAATACTACTAGTACTTGATATATGACTAAATGAACCTGATAATCCTGCTATTTTTCCACCTGCACTTATGTCACCTGATGAACTTATTGCGCTTGCGCTTACATATCCTACAGCTTGTATATTTCCTGAAGATGATATATAAGTAGAAGCATCTAATTTAGAAGCACTTATTGTTCCTGTAACTATTTGGGTTCCCGTTTCAGATAAGTTTAAATTAGAATCTATAAGATCTCCATATTGTGATTGGTTAGGTATATCTCCCGTTTCGAAATATCCTTTTAATGTTGTTGTATTTTGTTTTGCCATTTTATGCTATTTGATTTGATTCTCCTAATATTTGGTAACCTACTCCGGTTCCTATTTGGTTTATATTTGTTGTTACAGGTGCTCCTCTAACTTGTTCTCTTGTTAATGGTTGTCCTGTTGGTTCTACTATAAGTTCATTATTAAATACTACTCTAGATTTACTAAAGAATTTTTGTGGTTTTTTAGCTAAATCTTTATTTAAACTATCTGGTATTAAATATCCTTGAATAGTTAAACCAAAATTAGTTTTAACAACTCTATTTTCTCCTTGTGCAACTTCTGTTGTATTACTATAAGTATCTATTCTTGCATTAAATTTAAATTTCTCTTTATCTCCCCAATATGAATCTGATGAATAATTTATCATTTCAATTAATTTATTCATTTGAGCTATATAATCTGTCCATATGATACAAGAATATTGTAGTGTAACATAATCAGGGATTACAACAGTGTGGAATTCTTTTTGAGGAATTATATTTTGTAATACATTAAAATTATCATATTGGTTTCTTTTACTATATTTTTCTTGAAAAGTATAATATAATTGAGGATTATTAGCGTCTAATTTATTACCTAAATCTCTTCTTTTTTCAACACTATCCCTTTTAAACATTATGATAGGTGTTTGAAGTTTACCTTCTTTATCTCTAAAATATCCATCTTTTTGAACTCCTTTCCATCTTTCAGGAGAACCATATATTATAGGTACATTTGTTCTATTTCCATTTATTATAACAGATGGTTTAATAACATTATTAAAATAATACATTATTGCTTCATCATGGTCTTGTAAACCAATTGAAACATCTTGTACTGTGTCATCTTTACGAGTTGTTATTCTACCTTTATTTATACTTGGTCTATTATCTGGATTAGGAAATTCTATAACAGGAAACCCTTCAGCAAATCCTGAAGAAAGATTATCTCTTAAACGATCATATCCACTTGAGGGAATGGGTCTTCTAGGGTCTATTCTTTTTCTATCTGCCATTTTATAATCTTCCTATGTTATTTGCTTTTCCTCCATCTAATTTAGTAGTAGTAGGATATTTTCCTTCTCTAAGAGGTATTAAATTTAGTTTTTCTACTCTAGAAATATGAGCATTAATTAAAACTGAAAAACTATCACCATGATCTGTTGTTTCTGTTGATATAGCATAATCAGGATCCCTACCCATTATTAATTGATTTTCTATTTTTGAATCTACTTCATAAAAATTATTTCTAAAAAGTAATATATCTCCTATATTAGGTACTAAATTTATGGTTTTTAGTTCATTTTTTAAAAATTTAAAACTAATGGATTGATTAACGTCAGAACCAAAATCATCAGATGCCCATGACTGGTCTAGTCTATCGATTAAACACGCGATTTTTATGGGTTCATAGTAATTTTTACCCATAGCTTCACCATAAACATTTGCTATTGTTTGTTCTAAAGCAAATTTATAATATGCAACTTCTGTTTGTATTATATCTTTTAGAAGTTCATTATTTATCGTATGGAATAAATTTATATCTCTATTTTTTCCAAATAATGCCATTATAATCTTCTTAAAGTTTCTAATTTATATTTAAATGATTTAACACCTGGTACTCTTAAATCTGTTTTAGACATATCAGATGTTAATATATCTTCTTTTATTTTTTCTAAATCTTTTTTAGCATCTCCCCTTGTTATAAATTTAATAGATAATAAATGATATTCTACATTTGGTTTTTGTATAAAATCTTCAGGTGTAATATTTCTTACAATAGTTATTTTTCTTATAGCTCTAATTTCATCTAATACATCTGTAATGTTAATTGTTGAGTCTGTAAACATATAAGCTTCTACTTGATATGTATTAAGAAGTTCTGATAGTATGTTAGTTAATTTAATCATTAGCCTATATAAATAAACATTGG